TTGAGGGTGCGGAACTGGTGTTGGCACTAGACGGTCAACATGCGGCCTACGGGAAGCTGATGGGTGCCCGCACCAACAATCCCAACTACGTTGTGCCCTACGCGAGGACACTGGGCCTGCTCGACACGCAACTAGCGGAGCGGACGAGCACAGGGGCGGCGCGATGACTGCCGCCCCTTCCTCCCCACCTGAAGCACCGCGCTATTGCATGTTTGATGAGGTGCGCGTCTGCGAATGCACCTGCGCCGGTTGGAAGCGTGGGCGGTGTGTCCTCGACGATATCGCAGGTAGCCTGTGGGCCTTAGTGCAACTAGGCAATAGCCTTCGGATGGTAGAGAGGGGGAGCGACGATGACCCTCCAGTGGAATACTGACAGCCAGGACGGTCTGCATAATTATACAGTCCTTCATAGCGGCACTTATCTTCGCCGCCTTGCGCCAGCGGGTGGGGTGCGTTGCTCACGCGCCCCTTCCCGTACCCGCCAAGACATTGAGGACAACACCGCGCTCGTCGTCGTCTGCTGCCTGCTGCTAGGCGCGTGTACGACGGCGGTGGGGTGCCTGTGCTGGCTGGCGGCAAGTCCGTGGCTGAGATGAAAGAGCCAGACTGGCTGACACTCGCGACGGGCATCGGCCTCGGCGTTGCGCTGAGTGCGAGTGTCGCCCTGGTTGTGCTGTGGGCGAGGTGTGTGCGGTGACCGACGCCGACTGGGACACCGCCTGCTTCATCATGCAGCTCTTCGTCGTCGTGTGCGCGGGGATCGCCGCCGCATGGCTGGCAAGCAGGATATGGCCCAATGCGTGGCTGTGGGGTGCGGCATGAGGGTCGGCAGTCTGTTCTCCGGCATCGGCGGCATCGACCTCGGCCTGCAACGGGCAGGAATGGAGATCGCATGGCAAATCGAGATCGACCCGTTCTGCCAGAAGGTACTCGCCAAGCATTGGCCCGACGTGCCGCGCTACGGCGACATCAAGACGGTTAGAGGTGACGAGGTTGGGGCAGTTGACATCGTTGCGGGAGGTTTCCCTTGCCAGCCAGTTAGTCTCGCTGGCCAGCGGGCAGGACAATCAGACGAGCGATGGTTGTGGCCCGAGTTCGCAAGAATACTTCGCGTGGTTAGACCTCGCTACGTCCTCGTGGAGAACACGCCAGGGTTGCTTTCTCTCGGAATGGGCAGCGTTCTCCGAGACCTGGCCGACATCGGGTTTGATGCGGAGTGGCAGGTGTTATCGGCAAAGGCGGTCGGTGCGCCCCACCTGCGTCGGCGCGTCTTTATCGTTGCCTACCGTCGTGGCCAGCGAATGGAGGGGTTCTGGCAGGGACCGGTTCCGAGGTTCAACGAGTTTTCGTGGTGCCAAGATGTCCGAAGCATTGAGGACTTGCGCTGCCGACCCGATATACCTCAACCCCTGCTTTGCGGAGGCCGTAATGGGATTCCCCACTATGTGGACCGACTTAGAGCCCTTGGTAACGCAGTAGTGCCGCAAGTTGTGGAGCAGATAGGTCGGGCGATCATGGCGGCAGGAGGAACGAAGTAATGGCAAACAAGACGCTAGATAACATCTTCACCGAAGATCAGATGGAGTGGGTTGATTTGTTACTTGCTCTCGACCCTAGAGCACAGAAGATCACGGTTGCGGCGTGGGTCCGATGCCTAGAAGAGTTGTTGCCAGACGGGGACGGGGCCAGGTCCCCCATCGAACAGGTCTTAATGGCGGCGCTTCTGGCGAGTCAACGCATATTCACAGTTCGCAACACTCCCGGCTGTGCGTGGGTAGAGGTGACGCCGCAGTTCGCGGTACACACCGACGGCGGTGATTACCGTGCGGACTTTCAGGTGACTTTCGTTCGCCTCGGCGACCACTCTGAGACATTGGTGTCAACGCTGGTCGAGTGTGACGGGCACGAGTTTCACGAGAAGACGAAGACACAGGCGGCGCACGACAAGCGCAGAGATCGTCTCTTGACGCAAGCGGGCCACAAGGTACTTCATTTCACAGGGTCCGAGATATGGCACGATCCGTACAGGTGTGCGGGGGAAGTGTGGACACAACTGCAGGCTGACCTGGACAGGTCGGCAAAGTGAACGACAAGCCCACCGGGCGGTATTACCGCATCACGCCGCGCTTCTGGCAGGACACGGATATCCGCAACGAGTGGACGGAGGACATGCGGTTCCTCGCGATCTACCTGATGACATCGCCACACCGCAACATGGTCGGGTTGTTCTATTGCCCTCTCTGTTACATTGAGAACGACCTTCAATGGCAATCGAAGCGGCTTCGAGTGGCATTCGATGCGCTTTCGAGTGCAGACTTCATTCGCTACGATGAGAAAGCGCAAGTCATTCTAATCGTCAAGGGACTCAAACACGACTCGCCAAGCACGGGCAAGCAGGTGGAGGGCGCAATCAAGGTTCTGCGGGGCCTACCCCTCACACACCTGCTAAAAGACCTGCTAGATGCGGCAACATTGGAATGCGAATGCCTTGCGAATGCAATGCGAATGGCATTCGATTGGCATTCGATTGAGACTCGAATACCGTATACCGTATACCGTACTCCGAATACCGTAGAAAACATAAGTCAAACCCCTTCGGCAACTGACGTTGCCCCCGCCTCCCCTAGTGGTGTCATCAAGCCAAACGAGGTTCTGGAACTGTGGAACGAGGTTTGTGGCGACACCCTCCCCAAGTGCCAGAAACTCGCCCCTAAACGCCTAGATCAAGTCCGCGCCAGACTCCGCGAGGCGGGCCGCACCGCCGAGTGGTGGCGGGCGTACTTCGCGCGGATTGCGGACTATCGCTTCTGCCGTGGCGAGAACGACAGGGGATGGAAAGCTACTCTTGACTGGGCAACCAAGAGCGAGGACGTAGTAACGCGGGTTCTGGAGGGCACCTACGGGGCAACGTACTCGCAATCGCATGTCACCGCCCCGCCGCCCGTTGTCGTGCGGGAGTGGACGATGGAGGAACGCATTGAGCAGATTAGACGCGAGAGGGAGGGTGCGAAGTGAGCGAGATCGTTAGCCGCGAGGCTGCGCCGAGGGGTTTGATTGAGGCGGTGCGCGAGGTCTTGGACGAGTTTGCGTTCACCGCCGAAGGGGGAACTATGATTATGGTCTACGTCCCAAACCAGAGAAGCGATGTGTATTGTGCGCTCCCCTTGCGGACAAGCGCAGCGTTGCACAAACTTTGGACCACGCTTACCGCACTAGAGCGACAGGAGGGTGCGAAGTGAGCGACATGATTAGTCGCGACGCTGCGATTGCGGCGGTAGCTAGGTTGGCAGATGATGGCGGGCTAACGCTGAATGAGTGGGGCTTGATGTTGAGGGCAATTCTGCGGATCACCGCCCTACCCGCCGACGATAGGCGGGGTGCGGAGTCGATTTGCACATGTTGTCCTAATTGTGACATGTACGACTCTTGTTGGCCCAATGGGTGTGCGCGGTGATTACCGCCGACCGCATCACCAAAGGCCCGCAACCTCTAGGCGACGTTACCGCCCAAGTGCAGGCTATGGCAGACAAGCGTTCTCGCGGCATCCTGCCCTGGACTTCGCTGCCCCACAGCGAGGAGCGCGAGATTGCCCGCCGCTACTTCCCTGAGATCACGGACGAGGACATCCGCAAAGACCCTGAAGCCATCGCCCAAGCCGTCTGGCAGATACAGCAATGCCTGAAGTGCCAACTAGGGCGCAGGCAGGCAGACGGCAGGATCGGGCGGTGCAACCTGGGCGAGGAACCAGATGTGTTCGACCCCAACGGCTACGGCGGGACGAAGATGCACCGGCTGAAGCACAAGAAGCTGCCCTACATGGGGGGCGAGGCCATCCGCTACGAGTGGACGATGGTGCGGTGCGCGGGGCCGGAGCAGACGGCGTTGGAGCTGGCTGAGATGAAGGACATTGGCGGCGGTATGCGCGGCGTCGAGGTTGACGACGACTACGATGCGGGAACGAGGCGGCGGGGATGAACCTCCAAGCCTATCGCGCTGAGAAGCACCTGACGCAACAACAGGTGGCTAACGCCCTCTCCGTTGACCGCGCCCACTACTCTGCCATCGAGCGCGGCAAGAAGCGGCTGACGGAGTGGCAAGTCGCCCTGCTGCACGATGTCTACGGGTGGGAGTTGGAGCCAGGGGTAAACGCTACGGCTGGTGTGAAGCGGGGGCGTCCCAGGGGCGATGGTTGCAGGAAGAAGAAAATGGAGCCTCCAACGCTACATGGAGAGAGGCAAGGCGGTGCGCCGCTGGCAGGAGTGGGCTGGCTGGTGTACGAGATGGGGCTGATGGCCTACCGGGGCGAGGTGCCGCAGGACTGGCGCAACGTGCGGAAGCACAGCGAGTTAGCGAGGAAGGCGATCAAGGTGACGACGACGCAGCTTGCCAAGAGGGGAGTCTGGATAAATGCCTGAATGGCCGTGGTTCCTGTCCCTCTACGTCGTCCTGTCCCTGTCTGTCGCGACAGGGCTGTGGGTGCATGAGTGGTGGGGAGGTGGAAAGCGTGAGTAGGCGCGACTGGACGCGGGCCGCATTGGTTGCTGCATTGTATGCGGTGGTCACATGGGCGATAGCACCGTGGGCGTTTGGTATCTTGCAGTTTCGGGCATCAGAACTACTAAAGCCTCTCGCGTTGAGGGGGCGCAAGTACATCGCAGGCTTGACCGCAGGACTGTTTCTGGCAAACCTTGCTAGTCCGCAAATCGGCGTTTGGGAACTCTTGCTGATGCCTCTAGCCTGTTACTTGGGCGGCGAGTTGGCTTATCGGCTCCGTGCAATGCCGTGGCTTGCCGTAACCGTCTACGCCGCATGGGTGGGTGTTTCTGTGGGCGCGATGCTGCATTGGGTTGTGGGGTTGCCGTGGCTAGTCTCGGCGGCATCGGTGTTCGCAGCAGAGTTGCCGCTGATGCTGGTGGGGGTGAAGGTCACTGATTATCTACTTCGCAGCACCCAGGCCGGGGGAATTGACCTTGCTGCGTGAGGAAGGGGCCACCCACATTCTATGTGCTTACGGCAGCGACTACTTTCGCCAGACCCTGGAGAACGCCTTGGCGATGGGTTTTGGGGTGATGCTCGACAGCGGGGCCTACTCCGCATTTACTCGCGGGATCACGATTACCGTAGCGGAGTATGCGGCCTGTCTACGAGACTACGGCCCTCACGTGGACGCCTATGTCAATCTTGACGTTTGCGATGATCCAACGCAGACCGCGAAGAACCAAACACAACTTGAGGATAAGGGGTTCTCGCCGTTGCCCGTATATCACTTTGGCGAACCCACCGAATGGTTGGACCGTCTTGCCGATTATGAGTACGTCGGCCTCGGCAATTCCAGTTTGTCTAGCCAGCGTCCACAAGGCTTGTTTGAGTCGTGGGTAGAGAGAACCACAACGGACAATCCCATAAGGCGGTTTCACGGTTTTGCGGTTGGCACACTCAAACCACGCTTGATGGGACTGTATTCTGTTGATTCAACCACCTGGACGGTCGCTGCTCGATATGGTCGCTTGCTCGGTAGGAAGGGCGAGGTTGGGGCGCGAGACAAGAACCTATTCTTTACGCGGGATGAGATGTTGCGACACAATATCCGCGCTTTACTGTGGCAAGCCGCCAACACTCGCCAACAAACGAAGCATACGCTGCCATTGGGGTTTGTCGTGGATGGGCAACAACATGCCTAGCGTTCCGAAGCCTGAATCGCCCAAGTCGCGTCGCCGCAACTCCGTCTGGAAGCACGTCGAACGCGAAGGCGGCAGGTGGCTGATGGATCACGACGGCCCTGATCCTGCCGTCCGCAACGCAGGCTGGGTGTCCTCGGTGGGGCGAGTGGCGAACACGACGCAGGCAGGGTACGACCTCCGCAGCCTGCACTACTGCGGGGAGTGCAAGTCAAGAGAATCATTCCCGAAGTGGCTGATGAACGCCTGGTTGCAGATCGTCGAGATTGCCAAGCACAACGGCAAGGCGGCGTTGCTGATTCTGAAGGAGCCGCATGTGCCGGAGCTGCATGTGCTGACGAAGGAGCGACACGCTGAGTTGCTCGGCTACGAGAGGGAATGGCAGGCAAGGAGGGGCGAGTGATGGAGTTCGAGGACAGAACAGTTGTGATGACCTGTGTGGTGTGTGGGCAACAGTTTCTCGGCGCAGCCAAGGTCGGAGTTGGTGATTATGGACCGGCGTGGCCCGCCGAAGCCACGTTGCCGATGCCGTGTCCGTTCTGCGGTACAACGCCAGTCACCGCCATCATTGCCGCCCGCAAGGGGGTCGAAGCTAAGTGAGCGAGTGGAGATGCGACGGGTGTGAGTGGAACGAGAAAGCAAGTCGCTATGCTGCTGGGCGGTGCTTATACGACCTGCTTGAACTGCCAAGCAAGCGAGTCTGCCCATACACGCTAGAGCAGATGGTGTTGGACAACGAACGCGCCCAACGTGTCATCGCCGCCCGCAAGGAGAAGGAGGCGCAGGAGTGAGCGCAGACATCGAGGCGATAAGGGCTTGGTTGGCTATGGCCCTAAAGGAACGGGAGTATCTGCGCAAACTGTACAGGGGCGATATGTACAATCCTCATGCCGGCGATGAGTGCGAGGACTGTGAGGCGGCAGAACACATCCAGTCCCTCCTCGCCGCCCTAGACGCAGCCACCGCCGAGCGCGACACCCTAAAGGCCAGGGTGGAGGAGCTGGAGGCGGCACTTGCCGACCTGCTGATGGAGGCGTGCCACCTAGACAGTCAAGTGGAATCAGAGTTCGGCCCATACACAGACGGGTATTACAACGAAGTCATCGCTGGGGCGCGTCGGGTTCTGGATCGGAAGGAGTGACAGCATGACGCAACCGCCGCAGGAAGTGGACCGCAGCGATTGGACACCGACAGACAGGGCAATCGCTGACAAGGTTGTGGAAACCATCCACAAGTATCGCTTTGTGGAGATCACGGTCAGGGTGCGGCATAGTGAGCCGGTCAAGATTGACACCAACGTAAGCGAACTGATTGAGGACATCTGTCCGAACGAGAAGCCGAGGGGGTGAGAGAGATGGATGGATGGGAGTTACTTACCAAGCACAACCTACCGCGCCCGATCAAGTGGACAGATGTAGAAGGCAAGGTTATTGTCCGCATGTTCGCGGAGCAGATGTTTCCACAGCGTTGGTACTTCCTGTTTGATGACGGAACCGTGTTGTGCTTTCACGAACACATCTTTGGTGACGAGTCCAAGGATATAAGCAACTTTCGCCCCGGCACAGATACGTCAGAGTGCGACAACGAGAGCTGTGTACCCGATTGGTGGGACTATCTGCATGATCTTGAGGAGAACGGGTTTCCGGGCGCACTTGAGGCGCGTCAAGAGTGGGAAGCAACCAAGCGTGAGATGCAGAAGCGTTGTGACGAGCAAAGAGAGCGGGCGCAGTTCGAGCGGCTAAAGGCCAAGTACGAGAAGTAGCCCGGCCCATAGCGACGTACCGAAAAACTCAATAACTGCATAGGCCAGAGCGAAAAACGCGCGGCCCCAAGAGTATTCGGGGTCGCGTTTTCCTTTGCGGCCCCCACTAGGAGGCCACACATGGATAAGACAACCGAGATCATCGTGATGCTGAAGGCGGGAGCGATTGACGAGGCCGAGGCGCAACGGCTACTCGATGAGGACATGGCGTTCACCGACATTCGGCAGCAACGGCGAGAGATACCTGTTGGCCTGATGATGGCCGATGGTGTGGTTGTGGATGAGTGCAGGACACAGAGTGCGTTGCTCACGCTCATCAATGACCTGCCACCACGGCAGGCACAATGTATCGAACTGTACTACTTCGACGGCTATACTCAGGAACAGATCGCGGAGAGATTGGAGGTTAGCACAAGCAGTGTGGAAACCCATTTGAGGAGGGCGAAGGACAGGCTTAGGGATATTTGCGTTTCCTTGTCAGGGAAATGCCCTTCCCACAGGTTCATGTATGAGCAAACGAATGGGGCCGAACACTACACCGCCCTTATGCGCGATACCGCCCGCAAGCAGAAGCGTACCGCCGTGCCCTTCTTCCCCTTTGAGCTGTGGCTGCGCTACAACGCTGGCGCAAGGTGGACGCGCTACAACGAGTACCGCCCGATCATTGAGAACCGCCTGCGCGAGTACCTGTGCGATTGCTTCGAGGTGCCGCCCCTCATCTGCGCGAGCACGGGGTGGAGAAAATGACAACTGTGGCCCCCGCAAACGGCATCAACCATGTGGAAGCGTCTGCCTAGCGCGACGCAAGGTGCGGCAGTAGCGGGGGCTATTTCTTTGCCTGACCATTGAGGGCAGCGCAACTAAGGGCATGACAATTAGGGGCGCGACAATTCGACCCCCGACAACTGAGGGTCCGACAATTCGGGGTCCGACAATCGCACCATCGAGCGCAACTGCCCCGGCCTACCGCGCAAGCGTGGGCGCAGCAGTAACGCCTCCTCCTCCGTGAATACCGTTGGCGATCCGTGTGCGCCTACAAAAGTGCGCCCGATCTGCCGACCAAGCTCACGCTGACGCGCGAAGCGGAGTTGACGGATGCGACTGCCGTTCACACCATAGCGCAAGGCCAGGTCTTCAACTGTGTAGAGCATGGCACACCTCCTACGCATAATGTAACACATGCCGAAACTCTGAGCAAGCGAAACTCTCAAACTCTGAAACTCTGAAACTCTCAAACTCTCAAACGCCGGAACGCTGACGGTGGTGCGCTGGCACAAGCTGGTGCGATCGTGGTGCTGGCAGGGAGCGGGGAGCGCAGGGTGTGGAAATGGGAAAGAATGGCAGGCATGGCGGGGGAGCCGGTCGCCTGATCGGGACCGGCAGGAGAGAACACGAAAGCCGCAGGAGCGAATCACCTGCGGCCCGTGTGGCAGGTGCTAGCCAACGTCTTCTGTGTTTGCCACCCTAAAGAACCGGCGACCACACTCTGAGCACTCAAACCATTGGACACCGTTCCTTACCCATTCGATGTCTGGCCCGTCTGGTGTGCCGCAGAATGGGCATGTATGCGGATTGATTGACTCAAACCATTCGTCCACCTTCTCCACCTCCTTCCTGAAGCGGGCCCGAACCGTCAAGGCCTGCCTTGTGAGTCTATTATTTGCGGTCCAAGTATTTTAGAGCGGTAACAGGCCCGAAGCTAGTCAGGTAGGGTTCGTTTAATCCTTTCCGAAGGAAGCTGCTGCTCTTGTTTATTGGTTTGTCGGTGAACATGGCAATATACGAAGAATCGGTGCAGTGAACGCTGTACCCTTCGGAGGCTAGCTTGTCCAGCAGCTTTCCCTTGATTGCTCGACGTTCTATGGCATTCATTGTCTACTCCTCCTTTCCGTGCAGGATCGCGATTGTGAACGCTTCAGCCTCTGCTAGCGTGTTGCAGTAGGCCTCACCTGGATGCGGCATGGCGTCGGTTTGAAACTTGACGATGTATCGCCAGGTGTGACGGTAGGCGATGAATTGGCGAATGATGGTCGCCCAAGTCTTTAGCATGTTGGCTCATCCGCGATCTCTTCACATTCGCCATACATGTACTCTACATAGAGCACGGGGCCAAGGAACTTCTCTAGCCGTTCGCCGATTCGTACGCAGGCATTGTAGGCTTGCCGTGCCGCGCGGTATTCACTGATCTTTTCGTAACCCATGTTGGCACACCAGTCCTCGAAGTCCCTGGCCTCATTCACGCTGTTCGCATCGAGCAGGAGTGCATCGAGAACCATGTCAACGGTCGGTGCCTTGCCATTATGCCCACTGCCCATGTGAAACGGTGTCGTTAGCCGATGACCGGCGAAACGGAGTGTGCATGTCCAATCGTCGCGGAATGTGTTGGCAGTAGTGTGCCAAGTGTCACGAACGATGCTCGATCCCAGGTGCCGACACGTCATGCTGATGTGGTCACGCTTGACCAGTTCTGCAATGCGGTCCTCGTTGTCCACTGTGTTCCCCTCCTCTTGTTCTCTACTGCTCGACAGAACTGCTCTGCGTCTGTGCTCGTTTGGCGCAAACCGGGCAAAGGGGCAGCAGCCCTTCGGCCCAAGAACGCCTACAATGTATTGGCCGGTATCCGGTCGGACCACCCAATCGCCAGCAGTCGCGGTAAAGGTGGTAGACACGCGGTGTGCCGCGCGATGTCGTCCATGCGTCCTCAGACCGAACGCCCGATGCGGCCTTGTCGGTTTGGTTGTCTGTCATTGAAGACCCCTCCTCCTTGTCTGTACCTACTCATAATATAACACTAGACACCGACAGAACGCAACACATTTCGACGCAGAAACCACAATAACGCAGGGAGTGTTCGCTATGGGTAGACCACCAATCAGGCTAACGCCACAGGAAGAGGAGCAGATTGTTGGACTACTCAGGCAGGGCATGAGCTGCCAGAAGGTTGGCAGGAGTGTGGGAAGGTCAAGTGCGACAGTGGCGAAGGTTGCTAACCAATATGGTCTAAATACCAAGCAGGTTGCACAGCAAAAAGCCAGAGAAACGGGCATTGTCTACGACCGCATTCGTCGCGCAGAAGCATTGGACATGGTGATCGACCACGCGTTGGGCCTGCTACCGAAGCTGGAGAAGCCGGGGTCGCTCTATAACTACGCAATGGGACTGGCTATTCTCTACGACAAGCGCAGGCAGGAAGAGATAACCGAACAGGCCGGCACCAAAGGTGCCGTTATTGAGCTGGTGTCCCGCATGGTTAGACAAGATGTTGACATTAGTAAGCGAGAGAATGTCAAGGATACAGCCTAGTGGACATAAGGTCCATTATGGGACGTTGTTTTGAGACTGACAGAGTGTGCAGTGGTCGCTGATCGGGTGCTGTGCGCTCCCTCTGTTCTCTGCGTGCTGGCCGTGTTCCTTCTGTGTCGTGTGTTGCTTGAAGGCGTCTCTGTTGCGTCGAGACAGTCAACACGCATCCGAACACGGACAACGTACACAAAACGCGTCCTGGCCCGTCCTGGTGCGTCTGATGGCAGGTTGTGGGTGTGGGTGCCGGCTGGGACCGGGTGGGGCATCCTGTGGCAGTTGCTGGAAGGGCCTGGGGGTGTACTCAACTCCTAAAGGGGGTTGGTTTTCCCGCCCCTTCTAGCAGGTCTTCCCTGAAAAACTTTCGCCGCACCTTTCGTTTTGCCCCATAACCCGGCAGGACTGCTACTCTCCGTGTGTTGAAGTCTCGCGTCGTTCGAGCGTAAGCCACGTTTGAGGAGGTAGCCATGACTGATCTGGGGGTCGAACAGAGGATAGCAGACGTATTGAGCAAGCACTTTGCTGAGAAGATAGAGAGCGACATGGTCGAGCATTGTGGGGAGTGTCGCAACTGCAAGCCCGCAGAGTGCCCCGATTTCAAGCAATGTGTCCATGTATCGGGCTTTATTCTGGAACCACAGATGATTTATCGCCGGATAACGTACACGCTCCACAGACCGAAACACCTAACTACCGTCGTCTCCGCACGGCTTCTCACCTAGCGACGGGCGAGAAAACTTCCGCTCAACCTTTCGTTCCGGCACAAAACTCCGAGCCTATGGCGTAGACGCGTATGCGTGGTGAGTGCTGGGGGTTGGGCGAACCGTTTGCGGTGCGGGGCGTTTTCTGCGTGTGGGGGCAAAGTCTCGCGTTTGCCGTGCGTGATACCGGGTTTGAGCGTTTTTCACTGGCCCGTTTAGGGCGTTGGAGGTAAGGATGACAACACTAGCGGAGCCTGTGGGGAAGCAGAAGGACAGCATTGTAGGTTCGCGGCGTCGGCTAAACATTTGGGAAGGCAGTGTGCGGAGCGGGAAGACTGTCGCCAGCATCCTGTCGTGGTTGTACTTCATGTGTGTGGGGCCGGTAGGCGAACTGATGATGGTGGGCAGGACGGAGCGGACGCTGAAGCGGAACGTGCTGGACCCGATCTTGGACTACCTGGGGTCTGCGGAGTGCCGCGTGATACAGGGAAGCGGCGAAGCGTGGATCATGGGGAGACGGGTGTACTTGGCGGGTGCGAACGATGCGCGGAGCGAGATGAAGATTCGCGGCGTGACACTGGCTGGGGCCTATGGGGATGAGATTACGACTTGGCCTGAGTCGTTCTGGACGATGCTGCTGAGTCGTATGTCCATACCCGGCGCGAAGTTCTACGGCACGACAAACCCCGACTCTCCCTACCACTGGCTGAAGACCGACTACCTCGACAGGCGCAACGAGTTGGACATGGGCGTCTGGCACTTCACGATTGACGACAACCCGTATCTGGATCCGAAGTACGTCGAGTCGCTGAAAGCTGAGTACACGGGGCTGTGGTATCAGCGGTACGTGCTGGGGCTGTGGGTTCTCGCGGAGGGAGTCGTCTACGATATGTGGCGCGAGGACAAGCATGTGTGGGAGAAGCCCTTGTATCTGGCGCAGGAGTATTACCTGTCGGTTGACTACGGCACAGGGAATCCGACCGTGTTCGGGCTGTTCGGGGTGAACGGTGAGCAGTCGTGGATGGAGCAGGAGTACTACTACGATGCGAGTAGGTCGGGGCGGCAGAAGACGGACTCGGAATATGTGACTGACCTGCGGTACTTCCTGGGCGACATCAGGCCGAAGGCGATCCTGGTTGACCCGAGCGCGGCAAGTTTCAAGACGCAGTTGCGGCGGGCGGGCTATCCGATGGTGCAGGATGCGAACAACGACGTTGTAGACGGGATCAGGACACAGGCGACGTTGTTGGGGGCTGGCAAGTACCATGTGTGCCGGAACTGCAAGGAGACGATTCGGGAGTATGGCGGGTATGTGTGGGACGCGAAGGCGCAGGAGAAGGGCCAGGACAGGCCGATGAAGCAGAGCGACCATACGAAAGACGCTGAAAGGTATTTCCTGCAGACGGTGTTCGGGCGCGGCCCGGTGAGAGCTGTGAAGGCGATTTACTAAATCACATGGGAGGCAAATTGATGGACGGGGTTTCTTTCGCGGAAAGGGAATTGCGACTGGCCGGATGGTTCGGCAAGGACGGGGTATACGCGGGCATGGTGGGCGATGCGGTAATGGACCTTGTGAAGGTCTTTGTGGAACAGGGTCACAGCGGAATGTCTGCCCCCTTGGTGGCCGGTCTGTTTAGGACCGTTGCCCTACACGAACCGCTCACCCCCCTGCTTGGGACGGATGATGAGTGGAACGATCTCGGCAACGGCAAGTACCAGAATAATCGTTGCTCTCATGTGTTCAAGCGCGATGGTCACGTTTACGACATCGAGGGCAGGGTTTTCCGGCAACCAAACGGGTGCTGTTATACCAGCCTTGATAGCCGCACAGATGTGACTTTCCCTTATACCCCGACCGTCGAATATGTTGATGTCCCCGCAGAGCCCGCGGAATAAGCTACCCTGATTTGCTTCGAGGCGGTGAGTACATGACAGAAATTGAGATAGCAATGCAGCGACTTGCCGCCACGCAAGGGCAAGTGGATTCGGAAATCATCAGCGACCTCATCGACGATGCCAAGACGCGCCACGACGAGATGCAGGATTTGTACCTGCGCTACAAGGCCGACGAGAACACCGTGCCCGTGTTCCTGCGGACGTTCGAGGACACCACCAAGATCAACAACAAGGTGAACAACTCCTTCGACGCCGAGTGTGTGGACACGAAGGTCGGGTATATGTTCGGGCGGCCAATCGTCTACATGGTGGACCGCACGGAGTACACCGACGAGAGCGGCGAGTGGGTCAACAAGAAAGCCTATGACCGCTTGCAGGGTACGCTCGACGACTTCCTGGCGCGGAACGTCATCAAAGACCTGGACATCGAGACAGGCAAGATGTCAGCCATCTGCGGTGTGGCGGCGCGGCTGTGCTACATCGACAGGGAAGGCAAAGAGCGCGTGATGAACGTGTCGCCCTGGGAGTGCATTTGGGTCTACGACAGAAGCATCAACGAGCCACAGTATGCCATGCGGTACTACGAGGTGCAGGTGCAGGAAGCCAACACATGGGTGACGCGGACGCGGGTGGAGTGGTACGACGACAAGAACGTCACCTACTACGTCAGCGACCAGGATGGGATGTACGCGCTCGACGATAGCGTGATGGTGTGGGACAAGGCGAACGAGGAATGGGTGTCCGCGCCGGTGCAGGCCCACCTGTTTGACCGTATCCCCCTGATTGCCTTCCCGAACAACGAGGAGTACCTTGGCGACGCCGAGCGGGTGCTGGCCCTCATTGACGCCTATGACCGGGCGATCTCCGATGTGAACAGCGAGATGGATCAGCTTCGGCTGGCCTATATGGTCTTCAAGGGCCATACGGTGGATGAGCAGACGGTGAAGGCGGCGCAGAAGACTGGCGCGTTCGGCATTGCCGAGGACGCCGATGTGAACTTCATCGAGAAGGAAATCAACGATGTGTTCGTGGAGAACCACCTTGACCGCATCGAGGAGAACATCCTGCGCTTTGCCAAGCATGTGAACTTCGGTGACGAGGCGTTCGCCGGCAACCAGAGCGGCGTCGCGTTGAAGTTCAAGATGTTCGGGCTGGAGAGCAAGTGCATCACGACTGAGCTGAAGTTCAAGAAGGCACTCAACCAGCAATGGCGGGTGCTGTGCTCGGCGTGGCAGGCCAAGGGGATTGTCTTCAACGAGAAAGACCCCGGCGAAAGCTACCTCAACATCTTCGCTGACTTCTCCCGCAACTTCCCGCTGAACATTCTGGAGGAGGCACAGGCGACTGCGCTTCTGAAGGGCATGGTGTCGGAACCGACGCGGTTGGCTATGCTGTCCTTCGTGGATGACCCCACCTACGAGATCACCACCATGAAGAAGGAGCAGGAAGAAGCTGCGGCCTTCGAGCGCGAGATGATGGGCGCGGAGATGGAAGCGCAGGGGATTGGGCAGATAACCACCTCGACGCCGGATGCGAGTCCTGGAGTGAACAAGCAGGCGCGGAAGAAGCAAGTCTAGCGTGAGCGGGGGTGCGCGGCATGGCAGAAGTCGCATACAAGCAGGCCGACCGCGCATACAACGCCCGGTTGCGGGACACACGGCGGCAGATAGTCGCGCTCTACGCTGCCCTCTACGCTGCCCTGCGGATGATCCTGGCTGGCACCTACGAGCGGTACGCGCGTGACGGCAAACTCACCTACGAGGAAATGCGGAAGTACAACCGCCTGCCCAAGCTAGAGGCCGAGATTCGTGAAGAACTGCGTAAGCTGGGCGGTAAGTCGGCGCGGCTGACCGAGCGCGAACTGGCAGAAGCCTACCGCGAGATGTACTTCGACACCGGCGCAGCCCTGGAGAAAGCGGCGGGCATCGCCATTGGCTATGCGGTGTTGCGCGGGTTGCTGGTGGACGAAGCCGTGGCGAGGCCCACCACGGGCATGAGCATCCTAGAGCGCATATTTATGCACCGCGACGACTTGGCGGCAAGGGTGCGGCAGATTGTGACGCGGGGCCTGATGCGCGGTGCCACCTACTCGCAGATGATGGCCGATGTGCGGAAGCAGCTCTCGCTGGATGCGGTGCGGGCTACGCGGTGGGTGAACACCGAAGCGCACAGGTTGCTGAACGAGGCGCGGTGGCAGGCGGGGCTAGAGGCGAAGGCGGCGGGAGTCGAGCTTCGCAAGGTGTGGGTAACGATGGCAGACGAACGAGTGCGCGATACGCACGTTGGCATGGAGGGGCAGATTCGGGAGATTGACGAGTATTTCGAGTCGCCCAGCGGTGCCAAGACATTGTACCCTGGCGGGTTCGGGGTGCTGGAAGAAGACACAAACTGTCGCTGTGAGATCGTCTGGCTTGTCTAGTCTATTCGCTTTAGGGAGGTACGATGAGAGCCTTATTCAAGATCACGGTTGATGAACTTGCCGCCCTAGCGGGCATGGAACTTCCCTGGTCCGATCTGAGTCTGGTCCGAGCCGCAAGCCTGAACCACCCCGCCAACAACGCCCTGATGTTCTGCAACGACTTGACGCCGAACGTCGCGGAGATGTTGGAGGGTGTGCGCGACTCGCTCCTGCTGGTGCCTGTCGGCGCGAACGTGGGGCTGGTGCCGGACCTGCTGACCGCAGAGGTGGAGAGGCCGCGCTATGCCTATGCGAAGCTGATGGCGGTGCTGTCCAACATCGTCGAGTACCCGAACGAAGACCCCGACATCGCGCCCGACTGCGAGTTTGACTACGAGGCCATGATCGAGGGCGACACGGTGCTGTTCTCTGGTGTGACCGTCATGGCGGGGGCCATCATCCGCAACTTCTCGGTGATTGGCGCGGGAAGCATCATCCGCGAGAACGCCGTGATTGGCGGGCAGGGGTTCGGCTTCGAGAAGGACGAACACGGCAGGCCGCTCCGCATCCCGCACTATGGCGGGGTGGAGTTGGGGCCGCGCGTGGATATCGGCACAGGCTCGATAGTGGCGATGGGTACGATTGACCCTACCGTCCTAGAGGCCGATGTCAAGGTGGACAACCTTGTCCACATCGCGCACAACTGCCGGATCGGGCGCAACACCATCATCACGGCGGGGGCCAGCATTGGCGGTTCGACGGTGATAGGGTCCGACTGCTGGATTGGGCTGGGCGCGGTCATCAACGACCACATCACCATTGGCGACGGCGTGACGATTGGTAGCGGTGCCGTGGTGGTCAAGGATGTGCCTGACGGGCAGACGGTGGCGGGGAACAGGGCGAGGCCGCTCAAAGAGTTTGTCGCCATGAACCGCGCCCTGAAGAAGCTGGCAGAGAATGGCTAAGATACTCTGCGTTGGCGCACACCCTGACGACATCGAACTGGGCATGGGCGGCACCATCAACCGGCTGGTGAGCGAGGGGCATGAGATTGCCACCTTCACTCTCAGTACAGGCCGCGAGGGTCAGAACCTGTGGCACGCCAGGATAGAGGCCGAGGCTCTGCTGGGAGTGCAATCCCCCGGTGTTAGTGCCTATTGCCCTGACCAGCAGTTTGACACCATCCCCCTATTGTCGATCATCCAGCACATCGAAACCGCCATCGGCATATATGAGCCGTCCGTCGTCTACACCCATTCTGGCGGCGATCTGAACGAGGACCACAGGATTGTGCATCAAGCGGTGCTGACCGCCTGCCGCCCCCTGCCGAACGCGCTGGTGAAGGAGATATACGCCTTCGAGGTGCTGAGTAGCAGCGAGTGGGGTGCGGGATTCAAGCCGACGATGTATTCCGTGATTTCGTTCGATAACTTCCTCCGCAAGTTCCATGCGTTGAAGCACTACGAGTCCGAGATGAGGGCATTTCCACATCCGAGATCGGGAGGGGCGGTTAGGGTATTGGCAGCGTTGCGCGGTTCACAGTGTGGGCATGAGTTTGCCGAGGCGTTCGAGGTGATTCGCTGTGTCCGTTAGGCTGGAGCCGATGGACCCCTGGCGGGCCTATCAGATACATCAATGGCGCAACCTTGACCTCTCGCCCTGGCGCACACCCTATATGCTGACTGCCGAGATGCAGCGGGAGTGGTATGACAAGGTTGTCTGCGACCGCAAGGCTGATAGTCGCTACTTCGCCGTGGTGGACACCGATTTGGACCTTGTGGCGTTTGACTCCCTGAGTGGGTTTGTCGGCGTCGTGGGTTTGACGAACATCCAATGGGAGAACGGCACCGCCGAAGTCGCCCTGCAAATCGGGCCAGAGTTTGCCCGTCAAGGCTACGGCGAGGCGGCTCTGGACAAAATCCTCTGCGTCGCCTTCAACCAACTGCGCCTGCTGATGGTCTATGGGGAGTGCTACGAGTGCAACCCCGCCGTGGACTTCTGGCGCAAGATGGTGGAGCGCAAGCGCGGCTACTGGACGACGCTGCCCAACCGCAAGTATTGGGAGGGGGAGCAGTACGACTCGCTCTACTTCTCCTTCGACTCGTGGGTGACCAAGTATGTTTAGCGGGCAGACCGTCCTGGTGACGGGCGGCACCGGCACCTTCGGGCATGAGTTCGTGCGCCAAGCCCTGACGCTGGGGCCGAAGAAGATCATTGTGCTGTCGCGCGACGAGTTGAAGCAGGGCGAGATGCAGCGCGAGTTTCCCGATTCGCGCCTGCGCTTCTTCCTCGGTGATGTGCGGGAACGCGACCGCCTCTACCGCGCCTTCGATGGCGTGGATGTGGTGGTTCATGCCGCCGCGCTGAAGCAGGTGCCTGCCTGCGAGTACAACCCCTTCGAGGCCACCAAGACGAACGTGCTGGGGGCGCAGAACGTCATCGAGGCCGCAATCGACAACGATGTGCGGCAGGTGGTGGCAATCTCGTCGGACAAGGCAGTCAACCCCATCAACCTCTACGGTGCCACCAAGCTGTGCGCCGAGAAGCTGTTTGTCGGTGCGTCTGCCTACGGCGGTGCGCGGGGGCCAAGGTTCTCCGTGGTGCGCTACGGCAACGTGATCGGTTCTAGGGGTTCGGTGATTCCGCTATTCAAGGAGCAGGCCAAGATCGGCACCCTGACCATCACGGATGAGCGCATGACGCGGTTCTGGTTGACCATCGAGCAAGGCGTGACCTTCGTGCTGTCCTGCCTAGGGATGCAGTTCGGCGGGGAGATATTCGTGCCGAAGGTGCCAAGCATGAGAGTGACGGACTTGGCAGAGGCCATCGCGCCAGGGGCCAAGCATGTGATTGTCGGGATTCGTCCTGGCGAGAAGCTGCACGAAGTCCTGGTGAGCGAGGGCGAGTCGCGCAACGTGGTTGACTGCGGAGACAGGTACATCATCAACCCGTCAAGCCGCCTAGTGGCAGGCGTCCCTGTGCCGGAGGGGTTCCGGTACAGCAGCGACAGTAACAGCGAGTGGCTGACGGTAGAAGAACTAAGGAGGCTGGCGGGGTGAGCCGAGAGGCGTGGGCGGTGTTCCACACACTGGCGTTTTGCGCCAATCTATATCTGGGATTTCAGAGGGGCTGGAAACTGAATATATTTGCCGCGGGCATAGGATTCGCTTTGTTAGTGGAGTTGTTGCTGCGGTGAAGGGGCTAATGCTGCTCGGCATGTTGTGTGCGTTCTCTATCGGTATGCCTGTGGGCATGTGGCTGGCATGGAGGGCTAATGACACCGTACATAATCGCTGAATTATCAGCCAACCACAACGGCTCCCTAGAACGCGCCCTCGACCTCGTTGACCTCGCCGCTGCCGCAGGCTGCAACGCCATCAAGCTCCAGACGTTCACGCCCGACACCATCACGCTAGACTTCCCCTTCCACGCTGACGGGCTGTGGCGGGGCCGCACCCTCTACAGTCTCTACCAGCAGGCGTACACGCCTTGGGAGTGGCACAAGCCCATCTTCGACCTGGCGCACGACAAGGGCCTTGACTGCATCTCCACGCCGTTCTCCCTAGAGGCGGTGGACTTCCTAGAGCCTCTGGTTGACGCCTACAAGGTGGCTTCCTTCGAGAACAACTGGTTGCAGCTCATCGGTGCCATCGGACGCAAGGGCAAGCCGGTCTACATCAGCCTGGGCATGGCGACGCAGGACGACATCATCGCCGCATGGCGCGAGGTTGTGGTGCAGAGCAAGGGCGAGATCAAGCCCACCCTACTGCACTGCATCTCTGCTTACCCCGCCAAGGTGGAGGACATGCGCCTCTCCACGCTGACGGATATGCGGCGTTGGATGCCGACTGTGAAGTTGGGCCTGTCGGATCACACGCTGGGACACACGGCGGCGGTTATCGCCACCGCCCTTGGCGCAGAGGTTATCGAGAAGCACTTCTGCCTGCGCCGTGCCGATGGTGGGCCTGACGCTGAGTTCTCGTTGGAGCCTGCGGAAATGGCCGAGCTGGTGCGGGCGGTGCGAGAGGTAGGGGCTGCGCTTGGCACACCTGCCTACGGACTGCGGGAGGGTGAGAACGCCTACTACCGCAGAAGCATCATCGCCACCAGGGACATCGAGCCTAACGAGGAGTTCAGTTGGGCGAACCTCGCTGTGCTGCGCCCCAACGTCGGTCTGCCGCCTGGAGCGTGGGATGAGGTTGTCGGGCGGCGTGCCTGCCGCCACATCGCTAGGGGAGAGGGGATTCAGTGGCGGGACTTGGTTTAG